CCTGTAGTATTGACAATAGTGTTATGAAGATGGTGTGACCAAATTTCATTAGGGGGTAAACCCACTCCCTCAGTAAAACTGCATCCCATAAAAAGTATGGGAAATTCTGAGTCTAATGTAAATTCGTCACATCTATAACCATCTTCATTGTACACATACTCTACTTCACCCATTGTATAATTTGGTTTCCCTGAATTGATCTCTTTATAATTCTCTAATGAGTCTGGGGGATTCCATTGCTTAACATTTGGCATAGATATACCTTAAAGTAGCAATCTACTATGCTTTGGGATACCTGCCAACAAGTATTCCATTTGATCAGCAAGAATGTTTCTGCTTTGTAGGATCATATTTTCATAGTGTGAAGGAACATAAGGTGCGTACAGCAAAGTCATTTTAGCTTCTTTCAAAGTTTTATTTGACTTGTGCGAATTACAACTCTTACATGCCGTAACTACATTCATCCAAGTATTTTCTCCATTCTTACTCTTAGGAACAATATGGTCTCTACTTAGATGATTATAGTTAGGAAAGTTTCCACCGCAGTACGCACAAATATTCCTATCACGACCAAAAAGTGTTCGGTTAGATAGTGCTACGGTTGCATGTTTATGTGGATTAAAACCTTGACCTTTAATAGCAATTATACTGGGAGTTTCTAGGTAACTCATAGTACCATTTTGTTGGATACCACCACGATATTTAGCCACAATTTCCCCCATGCTCCAAGCCACAGACTTTGTAGCGTGGTAAGCAATTGCGTCATCATATCCGATCCATTGTCTAGGTGTTCCTGAAATATCTAGTGCTAATACAGGCACAATAATCTCCTTTTTTAATTGATACTTGTTACATCTATTTACTACCAAATTGGCGGGTCATGAGAGATTTGAACTCCCGACTTCTTGGTTCGAAGCCAAGCACTCTAGTCCACTGAGTTAATGACCCTATTATACTACATAATGTATTTAATGTAAAGATGGTGCAGGGTCCAGGAATCGAACCTGGTTCTTATGCTCTTCAGGCATACGCTGGAATGACCACACTAGCTCACCCTGCTTTGATATCAGCTTTTACTTTCTTAAGTGCATCTTTTCGCATAAGCATAATTCTGTTATTGCCTACACGATTTACTCTAATATATTCTACACCTTCAATCACTTCAGGGTGTTTGAGGTCAGTATCTGAACATTCAACTTTTTCTTTATTCCAGATATTTTCAAATGTTAATGTTTTCATTACGAAACTCCGTTAAATTTTGGGGTGTCTTGGGGAATCGAACCCTCGCCTACTGATTCACAGTCAGTTTTGCTACCACTACACTAAAGACACCATTGTTTTACGGGATACATTTTTTAGACGAATGCTCTACCCCTGAGCTACTATACAATATGTTTCCATATCATACAGGGTGGATTTGAACCACCGACCAACCGTTTTCAAAATATTTTGCTGTTAGTATCCCAAATTTGGTCTGGGTAGCAGGATTTGAACCTGCAGCCTCCGAGTTCCAAGCCCGGCCGTCTACCAAGTTGACAATATACCCAGTTAATTCTTGACTGCCAGCCCCCGCCTCGCTAGCAATCTTGCCCAACCTTGAAGTAGCCGAGCCCCTATAACTTTTGACGCCTTAGTGCGTCGATAGTTCTTATAAATCTAATGCTGTTAAAAGCTTTTTCATTACTAGAGTATTAGGATCACGAAACTTTTCAGTATCTTGAAACCCTAAAAGAACACCTACTTGTGTTACTGCACCACTACGGTATATACCTGCCATGCAGTGTACAACAACATTCATACTATTGTCAAGTGCATGTACCAACAATCTAGCAATTTCTTGTGCTTGCTCATCATTGATTGGTGTAGCCCAAGACAATTGTTCTTCTACATCATCAAATTTAAATCTATGCACTTCACGAAAATTACGCTTAGACCTAGGAAAATCAACTCTAGGATCTACAATCTGTATAAGCATAGCGTTAGGACCAGGCTCAAAATGATGACCTGCTTGAATATCTTCAAATGAAACATTTTCAATCCAAGGCATGATTTTATCCTTAACAATTTGGTAGAGACAGCCGGGATCGAACCGGCGACCTCGGGCTTATGAGACCCGCGTTACTTCCAACTGAACTATGTCTCCATATTATATAATCTGCATTATAACAGATAAAATGATTATTTGTCAATGGTACCCCAGGAGAGATTCGAACTCTCAAAAAGCCAGTACCTTAAACTGGTGCGTCTTCCAATTCCGCCACTGGGGTATAATTTGGTGTTCAGTACTGGAGTCGAACCAGTGACCTCTATCGTGTCAGGATAGCGTTCTTCCGCTGAACTAACCGAACAATATATGGTGCTCCCAGCTGGTGATGCTCCAGCTTCTCGGCTGTACCAAAGCCGTGTAATTCTTTTATACTATAGGAGCTAATAGTAGAGCAGCTAACTATCTACCTGAGTAGACCTCATTAGCGGGTCACGCATAAAGAAGTATGTAGGGGCTCAACTTTATCGTCTAGCTCACAGATAAACAGGATGCATTTTAACGTTTCAATTTATCAATTTGATGTTTTAAAATTTGCTGTTAGCATCCTTAAACTGGCACGCCCGGAAGGATTCGAACCTCCGACTCCTTCGTTCGTAGCGAAGTACTCTAGTCCACTGAGTTACGGGCGTATTATTTGGCAGGGGTATCAGGATTTGAACCTAAACTACTTCAGTCAAAGTGAAGGGTGCTGCCGTTACACTATACCCCAATTGACACACTCTTACGAATGTGTGTATTAAAAAGCACAGTTTGCGGCATCGCAGCCCATGTCAACTCTATGCTTTTTAATACTCTACCATTTTACCATCTATGTTAACGCCATAGACTTCTCATCCGGTAGGCCGCCCTCATTAATAGCCCATGTTTAAAGTGCGGGCAGGATCGCGTTCCCTATCACACTCACTACATAACAAAAAACCCTGAGACCTTTCGATTCTCAGGGTTTAGATAAATTATGTTTGATGAATTTTATCTATACCCCGAGTATCCTCTTTGGTCATTTGTACCGCGGATACTTGTAGGATACACTGGCGCAAATGACTCAGAGGCGGTTAACAGCCACTGTCCCATATGCTTCAATATATTATAACAAGTAAAGTTCATCATAGTAATTTATTTAGTCCTGATTCAAAGAAATAGTATTTTAAGCAAGGGTTTTACGCCTTTTTGTTAAGATGTCGCTATATTATAGGAGTTTCTATATATTGTCAACTGTTATTTGCCCAAATTATTGTTTAGGGATGTAGTCACGAATAAAATTGGACTTGCTAGATACAGTGTGTAACTCGTTTGAGTCTGTATTCCAAGCATCTGCCCAAGTTGATTTAATCATAGATATACCATCTTGAAAGATTTTATACGCTTTTGGATTATTTTGTTCCATGTAGTGTGCGCTGGTAATGTTGTCTAATGATAATAGTCCACCATTAAGTACATTTTTAGAACCAATACCATACTTAGCAGAAATATTTGTAACCTCATCCCTGCCTATAGCTAGATTCCATTTTTCATATAATACAGGTGATATATGGCGGCTTTGAATATAATGCAATAGATCGCTGTTAACCACATCGAACTCGCGCTCAATCCATCGAATCATCATATAGCACTGCTTTACATAAATTTCCGGGCACTCTGGCGAATAGTAAAATTGATCCGCAGAATTTCCCATACTAAATTTCAATAACTTGTCATTCATTGAAGAGTACCACTTACCATTAACAAAATTTAGCCTAGGTTTATCTCTACCTTCTATAAGACCATGATTTGAATTTTCGTGCTTACCCATAAGTGCTGAGGGTGATTCAAATTCCCAGTCTCGTATAGCTTTGGTAACCGTAAAGAATTCTCCTGGATGTACTACCCAATCGTCACCGTGTATTAGATAAAAGTCTTTTAAATTATCCATAGACCTTCTATGGTAGGTAATAGTTAAATTTGGATAATGTTTATCTTTTATTTCCTGTGCTAATTTTAGTGCATATTGAATTTCATCTTCCACACCAGGCAACCATGGTCGTTCCCAAATTATTAATTCTTCTAGTGGCAATTTATTTCTGATGAAAGCATTGAGTATAGTAAGACTATCATAACCTCCGCTAAAAAATAACGATAAAGTTTTATATTTATTTTTAAGCTGATGGCATCTAATATCCATTAATTGTTGCCAAGATAGAGTGGGTTCTTTAGTCCAATCTACATTAGCCCACTCTTCGTCTAAAAAATATGCTTTAACTTTTTGAATACTACCGGCTGCATTTAATGCTTCAATTTTACTTGAATAAAATTTACCATCGACTATATAACCGTAGTGTTTAGCACCTGATTTCCAAGACATTATTTTGCCTGATCTTTTTTATCAAGTTTCATATCATTAGCTACTTTTTCTAATTTAATAATAGTGCTTTCTACTCTTTGACGAGCCTGATCTGGAGTATCTCCTACCACATATGCGATATTTGATCGTAGTTGTTCCTGTACCTTAGGGTCAGCTAATACTTTTTTCATAGCAGCATTGTAGAAATCAACTATATGTTTTGGAGTATTTTTTGGTAAAGAGAGGCCATACCATGTATCTAAATTGAGTTGCGGATAACCTAGTTCTGCCCAAGTAGGTACATCAGGAAATTCTTTTAATCTCTGTGGCCATGATATTGCTAGTAGCTTAACTTTACCTGTTTGTACATTAGGTAGTACTAGAGGTAAGTTATCAAACATAAATTGTATGTGCCCTCCCATTAAATCAGTCATTGCCTGGGCACCACCTTTGTAGGGCACAAAAGTAATCTCAGTGTTTGTCAGTTTTTTAAAAGTTTCACCATACAAATAATCTATGCCGCCGGGCACACATCCATATGCAAATTTATTTGGTGATTGTTTTAATGTTTTAATTGTTTCTGTAAACGAATAAGTAGGAAAATCTGCTTTGCTTACAAAGACTTTAGGTGTAGCGGCAATTGTTATTACATACTCGAAATCACTTAGAGGATGATATGGCAAATCTTTAAAAAATACATGGTTAGAAGCATTAGTAGTGACTGTGCTTAACCCCATAATCGATCCATCTGGATTAGCCTTAGATACTAACGATGTTCCTATAGTACCCCCTGCTCCTGCACGATTTTCAATCACAACAGGTTTTTTAATTTCTTCACTGAATTTTTCAGCAATTATCCTTGCGATAATATCTGTTGTGCCACCTGGACCAAATGGTACTATAATTTTAACACTGTCTACTGAATTACGATCAGTAGCATAGACTGAACTAATAAGAAAAACTGATAATATTGTCGCCAATAACTTTGTTTGCACAGTGTAGTTCCTTTTAATTAAAATGCTATATATTTAATAATTGATCCATATGTTGTAACATTTTTATCACTGATATGGTGAAATGGTCTATTGTATCACTTTTGAGTCTGGTTTCTAATTCAAGTAATTTTTTAGGGTCATGATTTATAAATTTAGGTATACCCAATGCATCGGGATTTATTATTTTTTTGTCAAACTGTATATTCACAAAATGATCGCTATCATATGGTGTCATGACTTTTATGAAGTCCTCGAACAAATTTCCTACATTACGATTTATTATTTCTCTACACATTCTTGCGTTTAATATTGTATCGAAATCCACAGTAGAATAATCGAGAATCCTACCCAAGTGCGATATAGATCCCAATGGGTAATACATTTTATTTTGATTAAAACCATCAAAAGAGTACCAAGGTTTATATTGGTATGTAAAAATTTCTATGTTACATAGATTTGTTTTGTTAACATCATATCCATGAATTAACGGACTAGCAGAATAGTAATTTTTAGGGACTAATAAACTATGTAAAATTTCTTTAGCGTTGGGCAATTTAGATTTATCATATACCATATCCAATATAGGAGTATGATGTAATAAAGTTTGATTACCTGCGAATCCAAATAAAAATCCTACATTTGAATAATTCAAAAACATAGTTGTAGTTGAATAACATTTCAGCTTTTCATAATCATAATTGTTAATTATATAAAGCAAATCATCTTTAGTCAATGTAGTATGTCTAAATTCTTTGACTAAAGGGGTAAAATAATTTTCAAATTTTTCATAAGTCAATTGATTTAAGTCATACAATGCGTTTGGGCTGGCAGTTCTGGATATTGAGTTATACTGATTTAATATCCTAACTTTTTTTAAAAAACCCATTTTCATAATATAACTTAGCAATACTAATGAATCTATGCCTCCATTAGAAGTAACTACAACTTCATCATGAATGTCAAATATATTTTTTATTTCATCACCAATGATATCATATGATTTGTCTACATATTCTTCATATGAAATACTAGCAACAGATTTAACTACTTCAATTGTTTCCTCAGAAACAATAAACTTATAGCTACCTGTAGGTACATGAAAATCAGTAAATGCAGAGCCTACTGATGTGTCTCTTTGTAGGAGAGGCCAATAATTAGGATTATCATAAATTTCAGGATTTAAAGGATAATTTTTTAAATCTTTTAAAAATTTTATATCTAACGATTGTCCATCCACTTTAACATAAAACTTATTTTGATTTAACTCATAATCTTTATTTTGATACACCCCTAATGGAATACTACTTATATTTTTATAAGTAGTATTTGTAAAATTATAGTTCATATTTAAATTATTTTAAGGGGCTACTTTACCTATAGCGTTCAATACAGCAGCGATCTTACCCACTGCTTGTAATTGTTGAACTGTCATACCCTCATTCTTAAGAATTTCATAGTGCGACTTAACACAAAAGTGGCACTTGCCTACAATGCTTGCACATAATGCATACATCTCAAATTTCTTCTTTGAAACTCCACCATGTGTAGCATATGCTTGCATACGCAAACCAGCTGGCAATCCTTTAAGATTTTCATCACCTGTCATTTCAACGAACGGATAATAAACATTATTCATGCCCATTAATGCAGCAGCAGTTTTAGCCGCTTCACGCTCAGGTGTGCCCATTAATGGGCCATTCATGCTAATTTCATATGCCAGTTCTCCATTACCTGCCATGATTGCAGCAGCTAATGCACAGGCGTGAGCATCGATTTCATCTAAACCTGAACGATTGATTACTGCGTCCAAGTTTAGTTTGATATCTTTGGCATGGTCTGGAATACTACTTTTCACCTGTTCTACCCAATTCATAGTGTATCCTGTGTTGTTTTCATAAATTATCCTATGTGTGAAAAACGAATAAGCCTCTATTATAACATAGAGGCCTAAAGTTTCAAGTTATTTGGGTGAATTGTTTTAAGATAAATTTGTTTTAGATTTATAATCGTTGATTGCTGCCTTGATAGCGTCTTCTGCTAGAATAGAACAATGTATCTTTACTGGGGGCAAGGCTAGTTCAACTGCTATTTCTGTATTTGTAATACTAGCAGCTTGGTCAAGAGTTTTTCCCTTTACCCATTCAGTTACTAAACTTGAAGAAGCGATTGCTGATCCGCATCCATAAGTTTTAAACTTAGCATCTTCAATAATACCTTCAGCATTTACCTTAATACTTAGTTTAAGTACATCACCGCATGCGGGCGCACCTACTAGTCCTACGCCTACAGTTGAATCATCTTTGGAGAATGATCCCACATTGCGGGGATTTTCATAATGATCAAGTACCGCTGCTGAATAGCTCATATAATTTCTCCAATGTTATAGAACATCTAGTCCGTTGATTTATTTATCTTGCGAGTCTTCTTCAATGATATTCCAGCCTAAATCAAAAAGGTCTTTCCTTATTTCATCAGTAACTACACCTTCTCTTACATGTGCCATAGTCTTTTTATACTTATTTTTTTGCTCTTCATTTAGCAAATCAAACTCTTCAGGGTCCATTTGGTTACGCATACTTGAACAATACCAATCAATATAATCACCCTGTTCCCGTATATCAGCTACAATTCCACCTGCATGACGCCAAGAACAACCCCATCTTTTATCTTGCAATATGGGCCAAACATCATTTTTTATGAAGTCATTATTGCAAAGGGCAGCATATAAATGCTGTGCATACAAATCATCTTTGCATTTTTCTGCCATCCATGGTGTACTACGCAAATCATATTCTAGATTATCAATCTTCCATTCAGGGTCAGATTCCATATCCTCATACTGAAAAGTATCAATCATTTTTTTTACTTCTTCGTCATTGTCAGGAGTTCTACCTTCTTCTTCCCTAATTTTTATATAGGAGTTTTTTTGGAATGTATATCTTTCAGGACTTTTTCTAATGCTCATTATCTACCTTTTGCGTAAAAAATATGATTGCCAATAACTGCTACTTGTTTATATCCCCAATTAGGGTTCACGCCTACATAATGAAAGAATAGTGTATTTCTAGGTAAAAGATCGCTATGAGCATCATGCACTAAAACATCGTGTGCAATTTGCACTGCTTGCTTATATTGTGGACTATTCTTATTCAAAGGTATTTTGGTATCACATACCCAACTGAATTGGCAAACCTTAACCTTTTTTGTTTCTCCTTCTTCATTGATAATGTCTATAAAATTTACTTGATTGATTACTTTGCAAGGAGTGCTGCCAAAGGCATGATGTTTAACCCTATTCATTACTACTCGGGCTACTGCAATTTGTCCTTTAACGCTTTCTCCCCTAGATTCATAATAGATGTTTTTAGCTAAACATTCTAATTGAAGCGGATCAAATAAAGGAGCCACTTTAATATTGGGCATAGGTAAAGCCTTTACCAATGTAATATTGGGTTCATATTTTTCAATAGAGTGGAAATGGTTATTGGTAATAAACATGCCCATAACGAGTACCGCCATAATGGCGAAGGCTTTGCTACCTTTAGTAATATATTTTTCCATAATAATATTCCTCCATCCTATAGTGTACTACAGGTTGTTATTTTATTACAACTGCTTTGGTTATTCTAACCAGCAATCACAATTACAACGAACTACTTCTTCAACAGCTTCATCCGTGTTATATGCTGCAGGACTTAGCAGTCCTGATGTATAGGCAAGATTTAAATTGTCTGGAATGGTATCCTTAAATTCTGAACCAGCTAAACTTCCTGGTTCAACCGAATTACCCAAATCTAATGGATTGCCTACTCCGGTAGATATCTTAGCTCCTACTTTGATAGATTGAATAGTTCCATCACTATCTGGACCTGTTCCATCGCAATAAGGACCTAAAACATTACCTGTATTGTTATTTATGCTTAAATTTTGTAAACTTCCTAAAACGGTGTATTCACCTAGACTAGTTGTTCCACCCTGACCGCCAATAGAACTATTAGTGACATAATATTCTGCATCATTGGGATTAAAGTATCCAAAAGGTGAAGGTATTATTGTCTGATCAATAGTTTTAACTTGTAATGAACTAGGCAGTGTAAATATCGTATTAGCAGTTATATCACATCCTATTCCTAGTATTTCTACACCCCTTTTAGCTGTAGGTGAAGTACCATTAGCTAATAATATTTGAGCTTGTTTAGGGTTTAGTGTATCATCAATGTTATCACTAGGTGGAATACCTAATTGTGATAATCTTTCTTTATTGCGTTGTTCGCGCATCATACCCACTAAACTCTGTCCACCTATAGTTGTCCAATCTGCTATTGCCTCTAATGTTTGTGCGTGCATATGAGGTAATGTATTTTTAGACCATTCAGGTATACTATCTACAAAACTTATTTGAGCGTCAGGAGATGCACCTAGTTGATCATCTTGTGGTACAGGTACAGGCTGTAGCGCAGTCAACCTGGCTGCTTGCTCTGATGTTAGTTGTATTCCTGTATTATTCCAAAGGGTGTTTAGTATTTTAGCTTTCTGTGGATTCTTGGTTAAGATATCCTGAATCTCTGCATTAGCCTGAGCAATTAAAGGAGCCAAGTTAGGTGCAGGCGAGATGCATTCAATATAGATATTATCGTAAATAGTTTGTAAATTAGTAGTTTGTAATTCTTTAATATATTGTTCTATATCACGCCAAGCATAAGGCAATCCTGACATACATCCAAAGAAATCAGATAATGTATATACACCATTAGCACCTGTACCATTAGACATATTGCCTGACGCTAAACTAGCTAGTTCAGGATCTACGGGAACTGATATGCCTTGTAATAATTCTAATCCTCTTATAGTTTCTAGATTAGTTACCACTTGGGCAAATTTTTCAATTGGCATATCTGAAATATTTTTTATTTGCTGCATTGAGAAACTAAAAGCACCTGCTGCGATAGCTTGATCAGGTGGTAATATATTAGTAAGATAGGAGTCAAATCCTGGCCTTAATGCTTGTATTGTTCCCAAAGTAGTTTGTGCTTGTATTGGTGGTGGGCCTGGTGGAATAATAACTCCTACTTGCCTTGCTACATTGGGACTAGATAATCTTGCACTGATTCCACCGTTTTCATAGATAAGATAATATGTCTTACTGTTAGAAGGAACTACAACTGTATTATAAAGCGGAACAGTTAGTGTAGCATATGAATTAGGGAATAATTTTTTTATGTTTAGTAAGTCTGCCAAAGATTGAAGGTTAGCTGTATTACAATTGAGAGTGATCAATACTTCTCTTAAATCATTGCCTGTTATTATTAAAAACGCACCATAAATTTTTTGTTCCTGTTCTACATTAGCTGAAGTAGCTAAAATATTTTTTATTTCTGTTGGACCTAATCCGCTAGCTATCAATGCTATTGATACTGATTGACTTATACCGTTAAATTGATTTATCGTTTTAAGTAGGTTCGAAGGTAATCCAAAAGATGCTATAGTAGATAAATTTAAACTTTTACCCAATGCTATCAAATCTTGACCAAACTGCACTGTGGATAAACTTACGCCAGTGATATCTCCCGTAAGCATATCATTCATATTACTGAAACTACCTTGTAAGAAATTATTACTATTAGCTACAGCATTTATACTAGCATTAGTAGATTCCATAAATCCTGTTATTTGAGCAAAAGCTGTGCAAAAGTTTTTATATTCTACAACTGATGCTGATTGTGAACCATTCCAATTGAATTCGTTCCAAGCTTGTAGCGCAAACAATCTAATATATCCCCACTGAGTATATGGATGTATTCCTAACTGGCCCGGAGGTGCAGGATCAGGTGGGGGTGGAGGTGGGGGTGGGGCTATCGTTGGCGCACCATTCCAAGGAAGCCAAGGGTAATTAGTAGGATAATCGGTGCGTGTGGGTGTTGGGCCTGCAGGATTAGGATAAGGTGGTTGAACATCCGGGCTGCCTGGATTTGTATTGCCGTTATATGTATAACTAGGTGGAGGTGTATTACCTAAAGCTGGTATTGTAGTTGATCCAATGTTTATTAAATCAGTATAAGTAGCTTCGTCTATTATCCCATTAACATATGCGGCGTTAATTGCCTCAGTTAATTTGTCTAACGCTGTGTTAGAGATTATTGTACCTTTAGTATAAGTTGCATAATCTTTACTTTCTCCTACAAAATCATTAACTACTGCATTTATTTGTATGGGAGCTTTAGGAGAAGTTGATGGTACCATCAACGATCCCAATACATTTATACCTAATGGGCTTTGTTTTCCTGTATCACTCATGGTACGAATACATCCGGACTGCCTTTGTTTATAGGATGACCACATGAAACACTTGAGCCTACACGGAGTACAGGTTTACCGTCAGCAAACACAGTGGGACTACCCTTAGTAGTTCTAGCATTTTTATGTGGTATATGCCTATTCTTGGGACTCCAAGGTTTATGTGGTGTTATCTCGCTAGTATGCACGCCTACAGGTTGCCCATTCGCAAAAACGGTAGAGGCACCTTGTTTAATTTTGCCTCCTGCAGAATTAGTATCACCCTTACGGCTTAATGCTGGCATATTATCCTAATATAAGTTTCTTTTCAGGCACTTGAATACCTGTTGTAGCTTCCAAATATTTCATTTTTACTGGTTCATCAGTATCAGCAATAAAATTTATGTTATTAGTATTTAGTCTTACTTTTTTGCCAGGTTCTGCGGTAAACAACGCTGGAACTAAACCAATGCCCTTTGGACCTTGACCAATAGCAACAGGTTCTTCTATAATTAGAAACTCACCTTCTTGCGCCACTATTTTTGCTATAATCTCCTCACCTGAGGACATCTTTAGTGTAAGTACTTGGTTAGGTGTAAATTTGATTTCCATGTTATTCCTTTATAGTATGTAGCTTATTTACTAGTTCTGCATAGCCACCAATATATTCTCCGTCCATAAATATTTGCGGCACTGTTCTTGCAGTAGGTGCGGCTTCTAATAGTTGCTCTTTAGTCCAAGGATAACCAATTTTTCTTTCTTCGTACTGAATGCCTTTGCTTTCTAATAGTGATTTTGCTTTTAAGCAATATGCACAATTATCTTTACTCCAAACTACAGTTTTCATATATTCTCCTCAAATGTTAGGTAAGTCATCATAATTGATAGTTGAATCCATAACTCCTATTACATAGTTAGTAGACTCTGTTTCTTGAAGTGCGGCTTGTTTATTAGAACTATTCACATGCTTGTTGAACCAAGGTATAGGGGTTGTTTTTGGTGCGGGTTGATTATATCTTACACCTATAGCTTTCAGTGCATCATTGGCAGTATAGTCTACAAAATCTTTAAGAATGTTTGCATTCAATCCAATAACAGGGCCCTTCTTAAATAAGTACTCTGCCCATTGTTTCTCTTCACGAATAACATCCATATATAATTGATATACTTCTTGTTCACATTCTTGTTTAGCTTTAAGAAATCTAGGATCTTCTTTGACTACTTGATTAATCAAGAAACCTGTCCATTCTTTGTGGAGAATCTCATCTTGTAGAATTAGACTAATAATATTACCATTACCAATGAATATCTTATTCTCTACCATTGCTAGACTAGTAGCAAAGCTAACCATAAAGCGGAACGCTTCTAGTGCATAACTGGCATTAAGTGCCAACCATATAGCTTTGATATGCTCATGTTCGCTTACTAACATTTCTGCAATTTCTTTTTGGCAATTTAGTTTGTGTAAGTAATCATAGTATTTTCCCACTGAACTTGCCATTTCTACAATTTCATTTGTATCATGAATAGTGTTGAATACTTCTTTGGGAACATTATAGATATTACGAATGATGTGGCTATAGCTACGACTGTGAATATTAGTTTCAAAAAAAGTCCAGTTATATACTAATGCCTCTAGTTCGGGCAAACTAATAACTGGTGTAAAAATTTGACTGGGGCCTCGACCTTGTAAACTATCTAATGCCGTTTGTCTAAGTAGATTACTAGTAAAGATATGCTTGACTGCCTCACTAGCATCTTTAAAGTCAGATGAATCTTTAGTCAGGCTAATTTCTTCAGGAATCCAAAAGAATCCTCTAGCAGTTTGTTCATATTTTACTAGTTTATTATACTTTACCTCTTCAAACCTCTGAATTGTAACTGGGCCCTGTGGGTCCAGAAACATCTTGCGATTTAGATAATCCGTCTTCGTTTGCAGGTTGTATTGTTGTATTGACATTTCGTTTCTCGTAAATTTTTTTTAGTTTTGCTTCTAATCTGTTATACTCTAGTTCAGGTAATCCATGAGTACCGTCACAAAAAGGTGGTCTAAAGGTTCTACCACATGTGCATTTACTCATACCAATTAGTATTTTCCTGATGCCAGTACTATTTTGCAAACATGTTCGAGGCGTTCTATGTGTTCATAAGCACGCCATGGGCTAGTGTCTATAGAAACAACACCATGACCCTTGATGCCTACTATATCATACAGCATATTTCCCTCATAGTCAAGCCCTAAATGTTCATGGCAGTTAGTACCCAATTCTTCTGATATTGGTGCTACTACTCCAACGCTTGGTGCTACTCGGGTATAGCGACTTAGCTCTGGGAAGTCTTTAACTAGCTCATCTAATTTTATACCCGCATGCATAGCAGCAACAATATAAGTTGGATGCAGATGAACTACTACCCTTATATCATGCTCGCCCATTTCTTTTTGTAGTCCAAAGTGTAGTGGTAATTCACCACTGGGCTTTAAGTTTTTACTGATCTCAGTGTAAGGCAATTCTCTCCAGTTATAACCAAAGATACCAGTACCGTTACCGCTATTGATAGTTCTATCAATCGCAATCTTTTTGAATTGATCAGGTTGTAGAGTTTGCTTTCTAACACTACTGGGAGTAATGTAAAAATAATCGTGGGCACTATCACGCATACTGATATTACCGTCACGGCTAGTAATCCAATTTCTACTGTAAGCATCTACTAATATTTCGCAAATAGTTTCTAACATTATTGAGTCCTTAAAATAGTTATCATGCGTTTAGCAAGTTCTTGAAACCATTCTGCATCATGCCCTCTAGTAGTTTCGGCTGCGACACCAATACGCACACCACTAGTTTCTACGAAACTTCTAGTCTCGCCAGGAACTCCATTCTTGTTCACAGTAATGCCATGTGTTTCAAGTAGGTCAGCATATTGTCTACCACTTAGTTGTTCTTTACGCAGGTCTAGTGTAAACATGTGGGAGTGTGTTCCACCGCTTACTACATCGACCCCCGCATCTATAAAAGTTTTAGCCATTACCTGTGAATTAATTATAATTTGTTTTGCATATAATTTGAATTCAGGTTGTAGTGCTTCATAGAAACATTGTGCTTTAGCTGCGATAATATGCATCAAAGGACCACCTTGTGTTCCTGGAAATACGGCACTGTTAATCTTTTTACTATATTCTTCATTATTACAAAGTATCATGCCACCGCGAGGACCGCGTAGCGTTTTGTGTGTGGTAGTAGTAACTATATGAGCATAGGGGAATGGATTAGGGTATTCGCCACCTACGATCAATCCTGAATAGTGACTAACATCAGCAAGTAAGATAGCATCTACACTATCGGCAATTTCACGGAACTTTGCCCAATCAATAATTTGACTGTAAGCACTTGCTCCAGCGATAACCATTTTAGGTTTAACAGATTTTACTAACTCTGCTACTGCTGTGTAATCAATAAACCCATTATCATCTACACCATAAAAGTGTGCTTCGAACCAAGCACCACTGGCATTTACTTTAGCACCGTGACTCAAGTGTCCGCCACTGGCTA